CATTCGATGCAGGTTTAATTGAAATTTCAAAATCAACATCAGCCAATGCTGTAATATGTAAATTACGAATATCCAATATACCACCTTGATGATTAATAAAACCAATCTGAGGATTAACAACAATCTTATTTGCAGTGGAACCATATTTGATTAAACGTAAATTTCCGCCATCATCATCTAGGTAATGCAACTCATCGCTACCGTAAATATAAAACCCTGTGGTAGAAATCGACCCACCTGGAACATCAGAGTAGAAAATTGGGTTAATTAAGTTAATTAAATATTGAGCAGATACGTTATAACGTGGAGTCATTTTTCTACGTAGAGCTACAGTTGTAATATTGCTAACGATAGACGCTTCGCAAGTATCAATCAAACGAGAAAGTTTAGAGTACTTAAAGATACTTTCAAATCTTTCTAATTCATTAGTATCATAGTCGAATATAGTATTAGTTATGATAGTTTTAAGTTCAGCTGCGGAACGAGTTGTTTCTCTATCATTATAATATGCAGTTACAGTTAAAGCAATGTTAATAGAATCCGCATCAACAATTTCAGGTTGAACTGATACTACGTTTTTACTATTCAAAATAGTAGAAATTAAATTGGACTTTTCAGCAGTAGTAAGTTTAGTAGCATCAACAGGTTTAACACAAACAAATATTTTGCCATATACAGGTGGGTTGTTATCTTCACCACCCCAGACAGAAACTGATTTTGCGTTAGGCAAAGCTGAATAAAGAACAGCTTTATAATCTTCTGGTGTTACAGCACGATTTTGAGCAGCATAAGTTCTTGGTGCATTGAAACGAATTGACTCAATATCTTCGGCTGCAGCACCACCAGTGGCAATTACTGATGTAGAAATATTGTTGGTAGCATTAGAAATTAATGTATTACCAGTATAATTAAATAATCTTGCGCCATTTGGTGCGCTAAGATTTGACGCCATATATTCAATATGAACAACATTACCGTTATCTAATTTTTTACCAATAACACCATCACCAAAAGTAATTTGATATAATCCATCATCAATCTCTTTGACAAAATATACTCTAGTTGTTGAGTTAGCAATAGTTATATCATTACCATTAGTATATGTTTCAAAAACAGAACTAGAAGAAGATTCTTGAACTTGAACTTTTAATGTTGTTAAATCAATTGTACTGTTTGGAATAACATAAATCGATCCAGCAGTAACTGGCCAATTAAATGTTAGTGGAGTACCTTCAATAATTTTAATATCTGGAAATGTATATTGAGTTCCTGCACCAGTGATTGTATAAGAAGAAGTGTTATAAAATGTATACTGCACGCCATTAACTGAAGTTGAAAATGTGCTATAAGCAGGTAATGTTAAAACACTTGGTCCAACAGTTGGTGTAGTTAAGGTTAAAGAAATTGTAGCCTTAGAACAAATAGCAGATCGTGGAACATAACCTAACATCTTAGATAAAGAAACAACACTGTTTCTTTTGCTGGCAGAATCCAAAAACATTTCATTAATTGTCATGTTATTGTAAAGAGCATTATAATGAGTATTATACGCCAATACGTCCATCAAGACAGACATACCCGAACCTTCAAAATCATAATCTTGGAAAGTCTCTTGACCTTTCAAGAATGTTTTAATGTTTTGTTTAATAGCATCGAAATCTAGTTCGGCTACATTAATCTTTTTATTTGCCATTATCGGGTTCTCTCTAGTGCTACAGTCAACACAAGTGGTTTTACAGTATTAACTATTTTGAAAGTAATAGTTACATTAACTGCGTTTAAGTCCATATTAGTATCACAGTCTACATCTAACAAAACTACTCTTGGTTCAAAGTTATTAACAGAGTCTATAATTGCTTGTCTAATCAGCAAATTGGTCATTGGACCAGCTGGTTCAAATAGTAGACGTTTAATTGGTGTACCAACTTCACTATGGAAATGTCTCTCATAGTTAGAAGTTAGGATTAGATTCTTCAGACTAGTTTTAATCGCATTTTCATCGTAACGCATTGTAATATCTTTAGTTACTGGATGAGCAGTAAAATTTAGATCTAAGTCAGAGAATGTTCTTGTAGTTAGTGCCATCTATTATTTAGTCTTTATTCTATGAAGGATTTAGGAGAACCTTGGGCAATTGCGTCGCCATCGGACAGATTATCACCAATTCTTGCAGCTTTAAACCCTTCTATGTTAGTCTTACTTGCTCCGCTAGATGGATAACGAATATCAGAGTTATGAGTAGTACTTCCTCTGGTATGCGCAGCAAATTTACAGTTTGGTGATACTACTCCAGGATATTTACCATCAAAATAAGTCTTGGCTACAGGAGTTGTAATCATGGCTGTAGGAGGAAACCCACCATGTCCCGTTGATTTATCTCCAAGTCGACTAACTGCTGGCATTATCTTGACACCAATCTAGTTTGAGCAATAGCAGTTTGTAACCTAGTTTTACCAGTATCCCAATTATTATTCACAGTCACCTCGTAAGTCTGAGTTGAAACTACAGTAGAACCACTTTTAGCAGTTGCTGTATAAGTGAAAATTTTATTAAGACTCATATTCGGAGAATAGCTAATTATCTCATAAGGATTGGTTATGTAACTAAACTTTGTAGTATTAACCATCTGTCTATTTATGTTTTTGTAGATAATCCCATAATCAAAACTATCTGAATAATATCCTGAAATTGAAGATCCAACAGTAATAGTTGGATGGGCTTCAGTTGCAGTTATGGTTACTGGAAGAGCAGTTGTTCCTGCTAATCCTGTAATTGGATCTATACTATCGTCAATATACGTTGGAGTGAAAGAGATGTTTACATTCTCGTCAGTACTTCCTAACGCAGTAGTCGATGGTGTCCAAGCCATTATGCAGTTCCAAACAAGAAGATACCTTTAGATCCAGCTTGAACAACTCCAGCACTATTCACCACAGAATCGTCAATCATACTAAATGCCATCTTGGCATTACCATCAGTTGAGTATGAAATATGAATCCAGTTTTGCCAAGCAGTTCCAGCATTACCTTTAGATCCAGGCTTACGATATTCTAAAATAATTTGATTATACGGTAACATTTTTTCCAAATCAACCGCAAGTTGCCACATTTCTTTAAATGATCTTCTTGGTAAGTATTGCATATCAAATGCTCTACCTTTGTTGTGATCAGATCCATTGGTTCCGTTTCTTAAACCCGAGTTAATTGACCACATACCCTTTGATGATTGAGGAGCATACACGCCAGAAGTTGGACCTAGTAATGTATAAATTGGTTCTAATATATTTTCCGCAAGAGCAGCAAGATTAGCAACCATATCTTGCTTAGTATAAACTCTTGCTGCGCCACGTTGGCCAACTGATGGTGGTAATGTATAATCACCCCACTGATAATCTGGTTTGACTAACTGCCCAATTTTAAAGTTTTTAGATATTGAATATGAAGAAGGGAAATCTGATCTAGCAAGAATTGGTCCTTTATCTATCTCTTTACCTTTTATAGTATTTCCCGAAGGAATAACTGCTTCCTGAGCCTCAGCTGGTGCTTTATTTTCAGGTGCTTGATAAGTTGGATTATTGAATTGAACTTCTTTTTCTTTCTGTCCTGCAGGAGTTTCCCATTCATCAGGAGTTTCAAATTTAGCAATCTCTTCAAAAGATCTACCAGGAGGTTGTAAATTGTCAAAAACTGGAACAACAGCATTAAGCAACTCTGGAGCAGTTAAAACAATCTTTTCAATAGCAACTGGTGCTGCTGCAGCAGCACCATTACCAAACTGTCCTTCTGAATAATCAACGTGCATAGCAGCACCTGATAATATATTCATTTCACCAGTTGAGTTAATGTTTGTAGTTGCTGCTAAATTTACATATCCAGCATCACTCTTACTTTCAATATTACCTACTGCGTAAGTTTGATGTGTTCCCAAAGAGCCTTGTCTAATATTAGCTGCTTGAACATTAAAATCTCCATCTACTTTAAGATTAAAATCTTGTCCAACAGTCATATCTAAATCACCAGCAATACCCAACTCTGTATCACCTTTTAATAGAATACTACTACGACCTTCTACTTCGATATTAGCATCACCTTGAATTAAAACATTTATTTTTCCGCCAACAGTTAAGTTTGCAGAACCAACAATATAGATATTATCATTACGCATTGTTACTGAGTAGCGATCCCCAACAACAAAATGAACTTCAGAACCATTAGGATCTATCTCGTTAAATGTTCCCTTACGATGATACAAGTGAATACGTTCTCCACTGGGAGAATCATCGAATTCAAAAATATGTCCCGATTCAGTTTCCATAACTTTATTGTATGGATACATTGTGTTATATGAAGAAAGAGGTTGTGACCATCTACCGCCTGCTGCAGTGGGAACATCATTCTTTCTCATTGTATCTTTAAACTTAAAACATGTACCTTCAATAACACCACGTGCAAGACGATTGGTGTCAGCTTCATTCATGTGATCACGAAGTGGATATTTACCTGAAGGATCTGTAAATCCAAGTTTATCAGATTGAGAAGTTCTATCTTCTTTATATGCTTCTTTTTTATCTGGTGGTGCTGCAGCAATTTCAGCTGGAGTTAGATTTGGTTCTGTTGCTGTTGCAGACTTATTAGTTGAATCTGGTTGGTTTGCGCCACCATAGAAATATTCATAATATTTTAATTTTACTGCAGATATATCGGGACTATTAACACCTACTGCAGCTTTAGCAGCTAGGAAAAATCCTGGATCATACATTAAAGTTGCATAATTTTTAACACGATCTTTAATATAAAGAGCTGCAACTAGCGCTGATGCTTCTAGATCATCATCAAGAGAATCTGGATTATTTACAATATCAATATTCAATCCAGCAGCTTTACCAAGTTTCTGATATCGCTCATAGTTACCACGACCAGTTAGTTGGATAAACCCACGTCCGAAATATTTTCCGCCATCTTCATCGCTTTTATTCCCAAGCATTTTACCCTTGCCATAGGTTGTACCATAAAAGAATGCGAAAAATTCAGCTCTAGTCATACCTTTCTTTTCAGCATATGAATATCTCTGAACTTGCTCATCAGTCAAATTTTTAAATATTTCTTTCAGTCTAACTGGATTATATGTCATTCCTTCTTTTTGAGGAACCCACTTAGATTCTCCACCAGCAATACCAAGCAACGCACACTTTGCATACTTTGTTGTAAGACCAACTTTGTCGCATGCTGCAATCAATGCTTGAATACCTGCAGTTGCTTTATTGCTTGCTCCAGATTTTGGAGGAGGTGTTGTTGGTATAGCAGTATTATCAACTGTTAAAGCACTTGCTGCTGGAACAGGTGCGGGTGTTGGAGCTTTCGGTGCAGAGTTACTTGCTTGGTTAGTACCTGTTCTGATTGGAGTACCATCGCCAGAAGTTACTGGAGTTCCATCACCACTCACCAATACACTTCCAATTTCTGGATCGCCAGTAGTATCAGAACCAATAAGAGAATCACCTGAGTCTGCAGCTGCTCTGGCACCACTCTTTGTTTGAGGGATACCACCAATAGTACCTAACATAATTGGCTGTTGTAAATCTTTATCACGAAACATAACAACTACCCAAGTTCCAGGAACTGGACCAACAGGAGATGAACCAATACCACTAATTGCAGCAGAGGTTACAGGTTGCATCGGGTAAGCCCAAGGTAACTCCTCTGTTGGTAATAAAGTTTTATCGTCTGTGTGCAGACCAACTATTCGTACTTGGCAACGACCAAGTTTATGAGGATCTAACCTATTCTCAACTACACCTGTATACAAATCCATTATTTCTTCCCGTCAAGGTTTATCATCAAAGAATCTTTAATCAGTTCCAAAGTACACTCATGTTTCTCACGAGTGATGAAATGATTAACAGCAGAAATAAGATAATTTCCCGAAAACATTTTGTCAACAGTATCTTTATCTTTTTTACTTATGGGTTCTACTTTATTCAATTTTAAATAAACTTTTTTACCAACAGTATAATCCATTCTACCTGGAACTGTTATTTCCAATTTAGTAGACTCTGCTTGTTTTAGTAAAGAAGTTCTTTCTTGAATAGTATTGGTATTAGTAACATCACCATAGTTACTAAAATTATTAAAATATCTTGGAGAGAACATAGTTCTCGATCCATAACGATAAACTGCTTTTTCACTGGCTGCAGGAAATTCATTTAAGTGTGGTTTATTTTTAAATGATTGCAGCATGTCAAAATTCTTACTTTCAATTTTCTTAGATAATAAATCGTGAGAATATTGAACTGATCCATATATTCCAGAGGTAATTCTATCCAAATAATCTATACCACTTGGAACAGTTAGTGTAGCAATACGTTTATAATCTTCTTCTAAGTTTTTAACAGAGCCACCTAAATTACGGTTATCTCTGGTATAATTATCATATACAAATTCTTGAATTGCTGGTTGTTTGTAAAGATAAGTTAAAGATACAAAATTAATACCATCGCGATTTTCAAAAAGAGTATAACTTGGACTCTTATCTACGTTTATAGCTGTCTCAGTTAAATATAATAAGTTTTTTACAGGAGACCAAAAATTAGAAGTATACTTAGTTGAGTTTTGGGTTTCTTCAATAATATATTGACCTTGTTTTAACTGAAGACCAGATGCTTTATCTGTAAATAGTTGTTTCACAATATCAGATACTTTACCACCATAAGTTCTGCTCAATGACTTATTCATGTCAATAAGAGCATTTTGATTTATAAAATGTAATTGATATGCAACTGCTTTATCTCCAACATATTGTCTATCAGACATTTTGTAAATATAATATTTACCACTTATATTACCTTTTTCTAATGTAGGAGTTTTTAACTTTAACTCAAGATACTCTTCTCCAACAAATGGAAACAAGTTCACTAAATCCAAAGAATCTTTTAATACAAGAGTACCTGTGATAAAGGGAGATAACAGATCTTCAAAAATCTGTATACCTTTAATTTGATTTGTAATATCTTGTCCAAGACCACTAGATGATGTAATCATTGCTTTTTCTATGGCAACATCACCAGCAAATCTTAAAGTTTCTTTTAATGCCATTACATCATCTCATCAAAGTTTCTTAATACAACATCCAATAGTTCTGGGGCTACAATTTTAATTACACGTTTAGACTCATTAATTTTATCTTCATACTCAAAATTAGTTACAGGTTGCGCATTAGGATATTCAGAAGAAACTACTAAATTATTGGCTTCATAATGATGAATACCATAAGGGTTTGTGTATTTCTCAACTACATATTTCTCTAAAGTGTCAGTGTCTAGCAACCAATCTGCACGGTAATCATATCTTTGATTTGCAAGCATAATTACCCAGTGATAATTTGGGTCACCATAAAATTTTTCAGCTAGCATCTCTGGTGTTTCGCCATTAGAAATAATGTAAGAATCAAAAACAGTAACATTTGCAAGTACATCTCTACGGAAACGAATATTGCGTGTAATATCAGTTATCGCATATGTTACACGTTCTTTTTTAGGATCAGTTTCAAAATCATAAAAGAATGTTGGGAATTTTTCGAAATACATTATAGACCTTCCTTAACCTTATCTTTGGTCAACAAAGCAAGTTCTTTAAATTGCAAACTGATATTGATTTGTGTTGGCATCCCATTTTCAAAAGTATTAAATTGTCCATTGGGTGTATAATTAACATTCATCTCAGTCAATACACATGATGTGTGTCTATGAACGTATTTGTTTGTTTTTGAGTTGGCGTAATATTCAACATCAAACTCAGAAGGATAAATGTATAAAAATTCTGCAGCATCTTTAAATTCTGGATGCATATGATATTTAAATGCTTGAATAATTTCCATAACATTCGCAGCTTCAGATGGATCTCTCGGAAAAAATTGATAATCAAACGCAAATGTTCTATAATCAACACCTTTAAATATCTGTTCTTTCTTTGGATTTGCAGCCAGACCAGTTGCTGCTGATGCTGCTGCACCTTGTTTATCACTCTTTAATCCCATGGCTCCAACAATACCTGCTGCATCGCCAAGAGCCTCAGAAGAAGTTCCTTTACTGCCACCTGTTTCTAATGCTTTTAAAATAGCATTGGCACCTGCTCCAGCTGCTTGAAACGCAAACGTATCTTCTTCTGACCATTGCATACCATATCTAATACTTAATTGATTTGGAATATACAGAGCAATTGCTGTTTTTAATCTTTTCTGAGCACGAGACAAAGTTGGTGATTGAGTAGTTGCAACTCCAACACCGATTGCAGCTGGAGCAGCGTTAGCAACACCACCAGCAAGAGCACCAGCACCACCCTTAGCCAACGCACCGACACCAATACCTTGAAGAGCTTGTCCTGTTGCATTTAAAGCAACGAATCCTGTTTTCTGTGCAGCTGTAGCCTCATCGCCAAACATTTTTTGATTCATGGCAATTAATCCACCACGATCACGTTGTACTAAGTTACTGTCTATAGTAGCTACAGTTTTATCTTTAGCAATTTTAGAATCTATATTTACGTTGATGTAAAAGACTACATAGTTACCACCATACTCAGGATTATTAGTAATATCAGCTGGAAATGAATGTGATTTTAGATCGTACATCCCAGGATTTGGTCCGTCTTTACGTGCTGTGTATAAATCTCCTGTAAATGGAGGTGGTAGTGCAGCTTTGGCACTTTTATACGCAGATGATGCTTTCTCGACAGCAGCATCTTTTGCACCAGTAATTTTATCCATTATTCCCATAGATATCCTAAATAGAGTTGGGTATTATTCTTATTCTTTATTTATTTAGGCATGTTCCACAAACGATTATATAAACCGATGTTTCCAGAAAAATATTCAGGAGATCCCACAGCCATAATTATGAGAAGTTCTTGGGAAACAAGATTCGCCTCATGGTGTGATAAAAATCCTTCTGTAATTAAATGGAAATCGGAAGAAACCGTAGTTCCCTATCGCTGCCCAACTGACGATAGATTACATCGATATTTTGTAGATTTTCAAATACAAGTTCGCCAAAAGGATGGTGCGCTCAAAACTTACTTAATTGAAGTTAAACCAGCCAAACAAACAGTGCCACCTGAGTATCCTGGACGTCAGACTAAACGATATATTACAGAGTCCTTAACTTACATTAAAAATCAAGCTAAATGGAAAGCAGCCACTGAATATTGTAAAGATCGTGGGTGGCAATTTAAAATTATTACCGAAACTGAACTCGGTATCTAATGCCTAAATATAATATGGCAACTAAACCAACTACACTCCAAGACGTCTTTGATAAGAACCAGTATGACTTAAAAACTGCGGTTCGTAAATCTCGTGCTTGGTTTGATCAAGAAGCTGCGAAAATGACTAGGCAGGGTATAACTCCACCTAGAGTATTACGTGGTGCACCTGAAGATCTTAAATCATCAGGATCAATAGTTCCTGGTAAGTTGTATATGTATTTATATGACCCAAAATTAAAATTAGAGCTTCCTTATTATGATAAGTTTCCTCTAGTATTTCCCTTTAGAAAGGTAGAGGGTGGGTTTCTTGGATTGAATATGCATTATCTTCCATATCAATTAAGAATTAGATTATTGGATAGATTAATGACATATGCAAGTAATCAAAGAATGGATGAAACAACAAGATTAAAATATTCTTGGGCAACTATAGATGGTATTGCTAAATTTGCTCCAGCGAAACCTTGTGTTAAACATTATTTAATTGGACACGTTAGAAGTCCAATGAGACAAATACCTGCCAATGACTGGGCTACAGCAATGATGCTTCCAGTAGAAAGATTCAGTGGCGCAACAAAAGAATCTGTATGGCTAGATTCTAAAAGAAAAATATAGGCTAAAAATGGCAAGTACATTAAAGAACTTTATATCATTGGTCAAGACCGAAGGGTTGATGCGCACATCCAGATATTCAATTGTGCTATCTCCACCAAAAGACATGCGTGGACAAAGAGATATGAGAAAGATACAGTTGTTCTGTTCTGATGTTCAAATTCCTGGAGTCACTTTGTCTACGACTCAGATTAGAATGTTTGGAGAAGTTCGTGAAAGCCCATATGAAAAGATGTTTGATAATATTACTTTATCCTTTTATGTTGACAACAATATGAAAGTTAAACAATTTTTTGATGATTGGATGGGTATTATACAAAGTCCGTCATCAAGAAACTTTGGGTACTATAAAAATTATATTACAGATATGATTCTTAGTGTTGAAGATACCAAAGACAGAAAACGATATGAAGTTCGTCTGTTTGAATGTTATCCTAAAAATGTTGGTGGAATATCAATGGCTCATGAGAGCAAAGAAGTTATGAAACTACAAGTATCAATGAATTATAAAAATTGGACTTCACGTAGTTTTGATGCGCCTAAAGAAACCAAAGAATCTCCATGGTCTAGATTCTTAAAAATGCCAACTATTAATGGTCGTGAGTTGGAGAGTTTACCAAGTGTTCCTTCAGAGTATACTGAGAATTTTAGCGGATATCAAGAATCTTTTAATCAGCTACCAGATAATGATTCAATGGTAACAAGTATTTCATCTTACACAGGGAGAGTATAATGTCAATAGAAGTTAAAAAAGACGAAGATTGGATGCAGAAAAAGTGGCGTCCAGCCATGGGTTGGATGTACATGATTGTATGTATGTGCGACATGGTTATATTTCCAGTATGCTGGAGTATTTTACAAGCATTAACTCATACACAAATCACTCAATGGAACCCATTAACACTTCAAGGTGCTGGTCTATTTCATTTAGCAATGGGCGCAGTATTAGGTATCGCAGCATTTGGTCGTACTCAGGAAAAGATTGCAGGTACTGCAGTAAACCCTGTACCAACTCCAATGCAAGCACCTGCTACTACGTTTCCATCATCTATTCCTACACCAACTGCGTTTCCAACAGTAAGTGCACCGATAAATAGTTTTCCTGGTGATCCACCTGTAAGAAATACGAGAAATGACTAATGAAAATTGATGATAATTTAGCTG